ATTTCTGACAGACTTTTTGCGTCTCTAGTAGTTATGTAGGCTGGTGAACTTTTGCACCAGTTTATTGTGATCGCGTCAGGATATTGTTACCTATTATGGTCTCGCCGTCACACAACACCTGAAAGTGTATGGTGAAAACAATGTTTGCCTACGTAATCACTGGAAATGTCACGTCTACGCGATTGCGCACCTCATTCTACGTAACGCTCCGATGCGATATCACGAGCTGTATCAAGAAGTCATGGTGCAAAGCCTCTCACATCCGCGTTCTTGAATAATGTCGCCACATAGTATATACTATGTCTTCCGACGCTAACTACAACAACATTCAGCGCTCCGTCATGGAAGGTGCCGGCTCCGCTATTAAGAGGATTCTCTCGCGGAAGGGGGGAAGGAGAACCAAGAAGGGAGGCGTTAGAGCGTCCACGATGATCGGCGTGTACGTCATGACCCTTATGGCCGTCGCTGTAATGTCTCAATATGGGATCATCCCAAGTATCGACGTAGTCGCTACCGCCGTGATGGAGGCGGCTGGACTTCAGGCACGGAAGGTCTACGATCCTACGTTCATGAGACACGTCATCGAAAACCTGTACATCTTCTTCGCCTACCCTGGAGTCGACCCAGCCAACCGTCCAGCGTTCTGCAGTGACAAGAGAGGCGCTGTCACCTCAACTTACCAGTGGGCAGAAGGATTCGATAAATTCGATGCGACGTGCGCTGATGGCGCCGACGCCGCTGGAGTCTTCCTGACCGGTGCCCTACTCGCCATGGTAACTACCATCGCGCTCTCCACAGGCCTCACTCTCAAGGCGTTCACCGCTGACAAGGCTCCACCTAAGCCACAAACAGCGGAAATGTCAGTACAGGCCGCCAGCATCGACGATACACAAGGACATCTACGCGATGCCTGGAGCGCACTCGATCAGGACATCACCGACCCCGCCGCAATCGCGGAGGTGCGCGAACACACCCTGCGACTCATGGCAGCTGTTCACGAGAGTCCCGCATTCAAAAGAATGGAAGAGCAACTCGCAGCGCAGCTGGCCGTAGGGAGAGGCGAGAGCCCACAAATCGATGAGCTCAGCGACGAAACTGCCGTCATCCCCAAGGACCCAGAATATGGATCAAGTATGTTCAGTTGTCTGACCGTCCGTGCCCCAAACATTCTGGCGAGTTTGGATAATGGACAGTTGCTCGCCACCACGACCCAAGATGGCGCGGATCAACAAGTAATAAGTCAAAAAATGAGCAGGGGCGGTAGAAAAAATCGCAAGAGGACCAAAAAGCATAAACGTCGACCAAAGAGACGCTACACCAAGCGCCGTTAAACGGTATAGTTTGATCTAGTTCTTGTGATCATACTATATAGCTGTCATCTAACGCTTCGATCTCATCGCTCTGAAAAAGAATAGAACTGCCACTAACACCAGACTTGTACATTCGTGATATTTTTCACGCACGACCATTTTCTCTCCATTGTATACATATGCGTCTGTCTAAAGAGCAACTCAAGCAAATCCTCTCTGGAGGTAGGCGCGCTACTCGTGGAGGTGGTACCAAGTCTATGCTCGTCTATGTCATTATCTATGTCGCGCTCGTCACTGTGTTCGACGCCACTTTCTCGGATAGTGACTTCGATGATATGTCCGGCTTCCCTGTGTCTCGCGAAGTCCAGAAGCTTGCTGCGAAGGCTGTATGGCGCGACTGGGAAAGTAACGTCAGTTCTATGCCCACCTCGTGCGACGCTGGTTACATAGCTCGCTTCGCTGGGGCCGCTACATCTGATCAAGAGCAGCTATGCTTGCAGGCATCCAAGTTGATGATTTGTACTTTGGCCGCTGCGGTCATCACACTTGCCCTTGGTCCATTGAAACTCACGATGCAAACTCTTGTGTCAGCAGCGGCACGCGGCCGTGGTGATCCCACTTCGGCATTAGAAGGGATGGGTGAACAACCCAAGGCTATCGTTGAGGAGGAACAATATGAAGCTACTGATCTGGAAGCACAGATGACTCAAGTTAGCAAACTCACAGAGCAGATCGCGGCTCTCACTGCCAACGTTCAAAGCTCCATGGATAGACTGGATGCCATTAACCGCGAACCTGCCGATCTCTCCCCGCTCAGCCGCGAGTCATACCAGTTGATCCTCGCCATACACAGCAGTAGCAGCGCCCACAAGCTGAAGATGGAGGGTGGCATCAAGCGAACCATCAAATACAGACATCCTAAGAAGGGCCAACACTCCCGCACAATGAAGGGACGCAAGGACTTCACCACCAAGAAGGGGCACAAATTCTACAATCGACATGGACATCGACAGACTCGAAACGCGAAAGGGAGACGCGGAAAGCCATACCGTAAGTAAGTCAGCTAGTTGCGCCACTTCATAGTTCCTCTCTCGTTGTCCGTTTGTGAATCTTGGAGAGAAGAGTACATCCCCACTAGACGAACAGCTCATCATCAGTATGCCGAGTTTCTCTCGACATATTGTATACTTATGGCACTGATTACGCCGATCAAGTTTCCAGACATAGTAAGTGATGCTCCTTCTTGCATTCACTCTACTGCAAAAAGGAGTTAGAGTCTATAAATGTCATATACCCACTATGAGCGAACAGCAGTACTGGCAGATATCCGAATTGTTCACGCAACCAGAGTCATACGGGCGAGACCGTGCGATTGGCGACCTTTACAACGAGATCGGAGGATTACAAGCATATGCAATACGTTCCTATAACAAGGCTCTTGCCGCTACACACGACTCTGACGCGCGATGGGACCTGATGCATAAGATAGCTGACTTACACTTCGAGATCGGAGAGCCTCGGACTGCGATGGGTCTGCTGATCATGGCCAACTCTCTCGCACCTGACAGACCTGAATCACTGTATAAGGTCGTTGAGCACGAGCGCAACGAGCATCCTGCTGGGTGCGCTGGTCTGCTGAATGCCCTTATCAGCATTCCTGAAAACAAGAGGCACTACCCTGGAAGAGTAGACAGTATCCACAGATACGGTATAGCTCAAATTGCGCTCGTTGTGTCGTTCTACTGTGGCATTTCGGATGTTGGACAGTATCTGATCAACATTCTACAACGTGCAACAGACAGTAATGAACAGCACATCACCACTTCCGCTCTGACTAACTACCGTTTCTATATGTCGCCCATCAAACCGCGTAAACACTTCGACTTCTCGAAGACACTTGCACTCGATAATCGGTACGGTGATGGACAGATTGTTATGCGCTCCTCGACACCATCAATTGTGAAGGATGATAGTGGATATATCATGAACACTCGGTATGTCAACTACACCCTCCAGGACAACGGCACGTTCACTGGGCCAGATGAGGGGTTCGTCTACAATCTCAACGTCGCGACAAAGCTAGATGCAGACTTCCAGACACAATCAGTACTCTTCGAGTCACATCCATCTGTTACCGCCGCTACATACGATCGCGGCCCGCAGGATGTCAGACTCTGGCGGAAGAACGATGGAAATCTAACGTTCACTTGCACAACTGTTAGAACCGATATCAATGTACCGTGGGTCGCGGCCGGTGATTATACAGAGGATGGCCTCCAGCAGGCGACTGTCATAGATCACTCCTTAAATGACAACAGACGATGTGAAAAGAATTGGGTGTTTGTCACTGACGACACCCTCGTGTACTCTTGGTCACCGCTCGTTATAGGACGAACTAGCGCTGCTCACACGCAGCTTACGCACTACACGACTATAGATAGCATGAACTATTTCAAGTTGTTCAGAGGTGGCACACATGCCCAGTCGTTCGGAGACAACGAACTACTATTCGTTACACACGCGGTTATTCATGTGCCACACCGTGTATACTTTCACTTTTTCGTAACTCTTGATGCACGTTCACTCATCCCAATGCGTTGTTCCTATCCTTTCACGTTTTCAGGATCTAACGTCGAGTATTGCGCTGGTCTGCTTGTAGATGGAAATGATGTGATCATCACATACAGTATTCATGATTCAACAACTCATCTGGCTGTCTTTGATAAGTCATATATTGATGGCTTGCTTTGGAAAGTTTAAAGCGTTGCTTCCTTACCTATGGAAGAGGATACGATGGTAGTCGCTGTAATATACACTGGTGGTGCAAGAACTGTGAGAGACACGATTTCACAGCTGATTTGGTGCTGTGATAACTCAGACGAGGACGTCCATATATTTGCATCGCTTGACAACACAACTCCTTCACTCGACGACTTCATAGTATCGCAGCTAGCGCATAGACTAAAGTCATATATCCCGATTACTGCAAGTTCTAACTCTGACACAATTTATCAGATTGCAGAAGGCACAGAAGTGAACGAATATGTCGTAGACTACTTAGCACGTGAAAGCGGGTCCATTATTGAGTACAAACAGATCAAGACTGCAGCCGATGCACTTGTAGAGTACGAAACAAAAGAACGCATACGATACTCGTGCATATACAGAACTAGGCCTGATCTCTATCTGACTTGTCCATTCAATAACGTTACAGCGGTTGATGAACAGACGATCAACAGTCTTTTGAAGCATGCAGCATATATGCGTGCTGAACCTGACGCACAACTTGCACTCGCAATGGCTTCTCTACATCATAAGAATAGGATGTTTTACAATTTCTCGAACACGCAACGCACATATTTGTTCTCGACGATGACAGATTCTCAACATCAACCTCCACAATGTCTGATGCGTGATGTGATACGGTCTGGAAAGTTTCTCATTGGTTTTCGGTTCAACACATACTTCGTGCTAGGACGTGAGGCTCTTCCAGCCATTGCTAGTGTATTCGAAAAATATGGTAAGATGCGACCATTATCTAGTGATCCTCTTTTTGGAGCTGTAGACTCCTGGTGGGATGCCGAACACCAGCTGGTATATGCGCTACGTGATCACGGAGTTCTATACACCACATCAGCCACTCCTCGAGAATTGTGCTACAACTTTGTCTTCCGCAGTGAAATGTTCGACGAGAAGAAGGATTTAGTACATATACCTACACCAGCTGCGGCATTCTTCTTCTGGCGTCCTTGCCTGTATGAGTGGCGAAATAACAGCGTATTGTAATCCCCCTTACGCCAAAAATTGACTTAAATGGTATTATGTAGTTGTTTTCATCCACAATGGCCCTAGATGCAGACAACGTCGCGCTCAAGCGTTTGAACTATATTGGCTCGAAGTACCAACTTATAGAGTGGCTCTTCGACAACATTCTTGAGAAGACAGGTCTCAACAGTTTCGAGGATCTCACAGTGGGTGACTTATTCTCGGGCACCGGCATCGTCTCATACAGCCTAAGAAAACTCGGTGCGAGGACCGTCACAAATGACGCTGAGCTTTATAGCTCTGTAATAGCGGGTGCAATGGCACGCAGTGCCTACACAGACTTGGTACGCGATAGCATCAGTATGCTGAATGGAGAACTCGAGGCCGGGGCACACAAAGACTTCATCGGTTTCATCACTCGCAAC